GGCAATAGTTCTTTTTCTTCCGACTGAGGGTCGGGACGTGAAGTGTCGTGTTTGTTTTGAAAGTGGGGGTTAGTGTCATCTTCAATAGTGTCTAAATAAGTGCGTATCCGGTCATTGTAGATGTCGAGTTGGGAATAGGAGGTGATGTGAATCCCATTCTTTCGCGCGGCATCTATAATTCGGACGCTCCATTTTGTCCATGTTGGGGGGTCGTGTAGTGAAAGTTCAAATAATGCTTGTTCAACATTAACTTTACAATCGCCTTTAGGGTCTGCTGAACTTCTCAACCATTGGCACATTTCGGTTATGGTGTTAAGGGCTAAAGGAGCCCGATATAAACCACCAACTAACCGGCGGAAGCCTCTTTTGAGGAAAGAAACTTCATCAAGGGAGCGATAAGCAATAAGCTCTCCTGATTTTCCCTCATCAGTATAGGTTAAGCCCATGCTGGCGAGTGTTTGAGTTATGGTGATTTGGTTGAATGTAGCTATAAAATTATCTGAAACTGAGAATAAATTATCATCACCATAATTTGCCATGCGTACGTGCTTGTCGTAATCTAGAAGAGATCCGCCAAGCTTAACAAAAGCCATACGCATAATTATTGAATTAAAGATTGAGTTAATGATTACAGTTAAGGGATTTCCACTGGGTTGAGAGTGTGTCCATCCATATACATGATCTTGACATACATGGATTCCATTACAAATTTCTTCAAAAAGTACTGTTCTAACTAAGCTATTTTCGTCATCATACCATACATTTATCTTTTCACATATTTTCCTTAAAATTTCTATAAGAAGGCTACCATCAAAGTTTGAAAAATCCCCTGCAATACATTTATTTCCTACTTCTCTAAGTCTTTGTACTAATCGGGTCCATTCTGATGAGTATACATTTAGTCCTACACAAATTTCATTCTTTATCCTATTTCTCATGATATGTCCTACAAAAGCTCCAAAATACATTCTAGTTGCAATAATGTAATCTTGGGGTCCCACTGAGAAAACTCGTGTTTTGTTCTGATCTACCTTTTCTATTGGTCTACGTTCATCTTTTAAAGTGTCTATCCATAGTGTTTCTGTCCTCTGTCCCAATTTTGCTAATCTAATACGATTATTTATTGAATTCTCTACTCCCTTATCTAATAAATATGTTTGGTCTGATCCAAACCATTCCTTCTTTCCACTTAAGG